GTTATTCATGTCATCAAAACTTCCAAAAATGAATTACGTAAACAACAAGTTTCAGGATTTTATCGAGACATTGATTTAGGCGAACCTCCTATTACCGAAAATGAATTAACTAAAAAAGAACATGAACTGGAAGGTATTACTAAAGATAAACAGGACGATCTTTATACTTTGATAGAAGTTCATACGAATTTAGATTTAGAAGGTTACGAAGATATGGGTGAAGATGGAGAACCCACAGGAATTAAATTACCATATGTTGTAACGGTTGATGAAGCTAATTTTAAAGTTCTATCGATTAGAAGAAATTATAAACAAGAAGATCCTTTAAAAAATAAAATACAATATTTTGTTCATTTCAGATTTTTACCTGGAATGGGTTTTTACGGTTTTGGTTTAATTCATATGATTGGCGGTTTATCAAGAACAGCAACCACTGCTCTACGTCAATTATTAGATGCAGGAACGTTAAGCAATCTTCCCGCAGGATTTAAACAAAGAGGAATACGTGTAAGAGACGAGGCCCAAGCAATACAGCCCGGCGAATTTAGAGATGTCGACGCACCTGGTGGAAACATTAGGGATGCATTCATGACTCTACCTTTCAAAGAACCATCACAGACTTTACTGTCGTTGATGGGAATTGTTGTCCAAGCAGGACAAAGATTTGCCGCCATCGCTGATATGCAGGTCGGAGACGGCAACCAGCAGGCCGCTGTTGGAACGACCATTGCTCTCTTAGAACGAGGTTCCAGAGTCATGTCAGCGATCCACAAACGATTGTTTGTGGGGCTTAAACAAGAATTTAATTTGTTGGCTGGCGTTTTTAAAACTTACTTAAAACCTGAATATCCTTATGATGTCGTAGGAGCACAACGAAACGTTAAAGTTACCGATTTTGATGACAAAGTAGATATTACTCCTGTTGCAGATCCTAATATTTTTTCTCAATCTCAAAGAATTTCAATGGCGCAAACAGAATTACAACTCGCTCAAGCGAATCCACAAATGCATAATATGTATATGGCGTATAGAAATATGTATACTGCAATTGGTGTAAAGGATATTGATAGAATTTTACCACCACCTCCACCGAATCAACCTAAAGATCCGGCGATCGAGCACATTGATGCATTAGGTATGAAACCTTTTCAAGCGTTTCCAGGTCAAGATCATAGAGCTCACGTAACAGCTCACTTATTTTTTATGGCAACTAACTTTGTTAGAAACAATCCTAGTGTTACAGCGGCATTAGAGAAAAATGTATTAGAGCACATTTCTTTAATGGCTCAGGAACAAGTTCAATTAGAATTCCAACAAGAAATGCAAATGTTGCCACAATTACAACAACAGGCTACTCAGAATCCTCAAGCTAAACAGCAGTTTCAACAAATCTCTCAAAAGATTGAAGCTAGAAAAGCAGTATTGATTGCAGATATGACTGAAGAGTTTATGAAGGAAGAAAAAACAATTACTTCTCAGTTTGATCATGATCCATTACTTAAATTGAAACAAAGAGAAGTTGATCTTAAAGCTATGGAAGAAGAACGTAAAATAAAAGAAGATGACGCTAGAATCAATTTGGATAAAACTAAATTTTTAAAAGGCCAGCAAATCGCTGAAGAAAAACTAGAACAAAATGAAGAATTAGCTCATTTAAGAGCAGATACATCAATTGAGAAATCATTGATATCTGCTGATGTTAAGTTGACTTCAGATAAAATGAAGGCTAAAGACGTTAGAACCTTGAAAGGTCCTAAATCATAGTATATACAAACCTAGGAGAAAAATATGACAACTAAAAAACAAGCACCGTTAGGAAAATCTGTAAAGATTGGCATTCCTTCTCAGAATCTAATAAGAGATCCGAGAGCAAAATCTAGCATCAGAGGATCTGGTCAAAGGATTCCTACTGGTGATAAAGTGACTGTTCAAGGAACAGGCAAAGCTAGAAAACAAACAGCAACTTGGTTCTAATATGTGGTTCAGTGCTATTAAGCTCGCTTTAAACGCGGGGACGCACATTTACAAAAAGCGTCAAGAGACTAAGATGGCTATGGCCGATGCGCAGCATATGCACGCGCAGAAGATGGCCCGAGGTGAGGAAACTTACCAGGGCAAACTTTTAGAAGCCCGGCAAAACGATTATAAGGACGAAATCGTCCTTTGCATTTTAACGCTCCCCATCATTGTGCTCGCATATGGGGTCTGGTCGAACGATCCGGCCGCTATGGAGAAGATAAACATCTTTTTCGAGCATTTTTCGAATTTGCCAAAATGGTTTACAAATTTATGGATACTTGTAGTTGCCAGCGTATTTGGTATAAAGGGTACACAAATATTTAGAAACGGAGCTAAGAAAAAATAATGGCTAAAGACGATAAGTGGATACAAAGCGCATTCAAAGAAATTAAAGCTAAAGGTACAGAAGGTAAATGTACGGGTAAAAAGTATGGCAGTAAAAGCTGTCCTGCCGGTTCTAAAGCTTATAACATGGCTAAAAATTTAAGAAAAATAAATAGAAAATCAGCTGCCGATGGTGGCAGTATGAGTCACGTAGGTGGCTATTCACCCGTCTTAGGTAATAACCAATTTGGTTATCCTAGTGGTGGAGTCTCTGTTAGAACCCCACTTCAAGGTGGTGGAGCTGCTCAAAGAGGATTAGGAAGAGCTTTCATGAAAGGTGGAAAAGTTTAAAAGAAAGAATTATGGACGGAGTCCAATTATTATTTAAATTAAAAAAGCTGATCGAACTCAGACGCGATGATGTTGTTAATGGCATGGTCACTGGTGTTGACAATTTTGAAAAATATCAATATATGTTAGGTCAGATAAGAACGTATCATTATATTTTACAGGAAATCTCTAACCTGCTAAAAAACAAGGAGCCAAATGAAGACGGAAATGTTGTTAAAATCAAATCCCCGGATCACCCTTCCTAAATCTGATCTAGTTGGGTTAAATAAATCAAAACAAATTACCAAAGAATCAACAAAGCTCCCGCAACCTACAGGTTGGAGAATTCTTGTACTACCCTTTAAGATGGGAGAAAAAACTAAAGGGGGAATTTTAATGGGACAAGACACATTAGAAAAGCAACAAGTGGCTTCTCAGTGTGGAAATGTATTAGCGATGGGTGCCGATTGTTATCGGGACAAAAGTCGCTATAAGCAAGGACCTTGGTGTAAAGTAGGCGACTGGGTTATGTTCGCTCGTTACGCAGGGTCTCGAATAAAAATAGAGGGTGGTGAAGTACGGTTGTTAAATGATGATGAGATCTTGGCAACCATCAAGAATCCAGAGGATATCTTGCATGAATATTAACATAGGAGGAAACTATGCCTGACGAAGAAAAAAAGGCTACAGAAGTTAAAGAAGAAAAAACAATTGATATTGACACCAGTGGACCGGATGTTGAAGTCACATTGCCAGAAGAAAAAGATAAAGCTGTAGTAGAGATAAAAGAGGAAATAAAAGAGGAGGTAAAAGATGAAAAACCTGTTGAAGAGCCTGTTAAGTCCGATGACGCACCTGCGAAATTGGATGAGCAGCCTGATGTTCAGGAAAGCAAACCTGAAACAGAAGACCAGAAACAAGAACTAGAAGACTATGGCAAAGGTGTAAAAGTACGTATTGCTAAATTAACAAAACGTATGCGTGAAGCGGAACGTCAAAGGGAAGCTGCACTCACATACGCAAAATCTGTGCAAGGAGAACAACGATCTCTTAAAGAGAGACTCTCTAAATTAGATACGGGTTATGTCAAAGAGATGGAAGATCGAATTACTTCCAGCTTAACCGCCGCTGAAAGCAAACTTAAAAATGCTCGAGAAGCGGCTGATATTGGCGCTGAAGTAACTGCACAAAAAGAAATTGCTAAATTGGGTTATGAAGAAGCAAGACTTTCTGAAATGAAAGTAACTCAAAAGCAACAAGAAGAACAACGTAAAACCTTAAGTGAAGGGACAATACCTCAAGCCCCTATTCAACCTACACCGGATGCAAGAGCAACCGAATGGGCACAAAAGAACAGTTGGTTTGGCAAGGATAATGCCATGACCTACACCGCTTTTGATCTTCAT